TTCTTGTACTTGATTGGCCCACCGTAAATCAGTGCGCTCATCATGAAGTTTGAACCCCAGTTAAACTCGAAGGTTTCCGGTAGCTCAGGTAGCAGCTGCTCCAGCTCAGCTTTCAGCTCAGCAATACGAGCCTCCTGCTCCTTCTGGTTATTCTTCGCCGTTGGCATGTCAACCCACAGGCCGAACCACTCGCAGTATGCAAACGCCAGCAGTGCGTCCATACGCTCCCAGATAAGTGGGAACTGACCACGCTCAGTGAACTTCTGATACTGCCCGTAGAATACCAGCGCTGTGTTTGGAATATCACCGTTGACCAGATAGTCATGCAGCAGCATCGGGTCAATCTCGCTGGTGCGGACGCCCTGCTCCCACAACACCTTGACGCCATCCACCTTGTGAGTACCACCATACTTCGGCGCTGTCTCATCCAGTGATGCGTACTGGCTCTGCTGGTCCGTTACCAGATACTCACCGTGCATGGTACACCACACCCGGCCACCGCGCTTGAGGAACGCCTCAAAGTTAGCTCGGTCAAATTGCAGGAACCAGCTTATCTCATACGCCGCGTTGTGTGCGACGATAAGCCAACAGTCATCAGGGATTGGGCACCACTGCGACCCAGCTGCAATAAACTCCTCTCGGCTGCTGTACCGAACATACTGTACGGGTCCAACATCTGTGCTGCCGTCTGATAAGGCGCGGTCATAGCGCCATGCGGATTCGACGACGTAGTTCTGCGGGCAGTACGGCGACGCCTTTGAGCCATAGTATTCATAGTTCTCAGTCTCCAAGTCAATGTGCATTATGCAGGACATGGTTGCTCCTTACTCAAACTGGCAAACCCCACCGTGGAACACCACCTCGAACTGTGACGACGCCTGCTGGCCAGACAGAGGCATCTTGTTCTTCGGCGTGCTGATACCACGTATGTCGATGTACTCTGGCTTGCTCTGCGGGTCCAGACGGCCCATGAACAGCGCAAGGTCCAGCGCACCCTGTACGCCAATCTTCGACTGCTTGAGAGCAGTGAGTGGCGGGTACAGAAGGTCGTAACCCTCAGCGGACATTTGCATCGTGCCTAACATAACACAGTCATGCTCACAACCCAAGACGCGCAGCTCCTGCCACTTAGCCTCAAGGTTCTGGTGCTCAGTCTCCATCGTGCCGCCCTTAATGTTCGCCACCATGTCAACCACCAGCGCCGCAGGATTCATTTCCTCCAGCAGCGTGGCAATCTGTGCCATCGTCAGGCTGTGCGCATCCTTTACACGAATGCGGTCCCACGTCCCAACCTTCTTCAAATACTCTGGCGCGAACTCACCTTTCTGATGCGCTTCACGAATCTGCTGCAACGTCCAGTGCGTAGCTGCCTGATAAAGCCTCGGCACAGTACGCGACGCCAGTGATTCATTAACGAGCCACAGAATCGGACGGTTGCCGTAAACCTCCGGCTGCTGCACCATCTGCTCCACCCAATCCACAACAATGCAGCTAAGCAGAGAAGTTTTACCAGCATCCACAGGAGCAGCCACAGCGATACAGTCTCCACCACGAGCACCCCTTATACGGCTTTCCAGCACTGGTAGGAACCGGAACTTCAAGCCACCTTGCTCATCGTTCGCTGCCAGAATGTCATCAACGTTTCGATTCTCCCACTGCAACAGTGAGTCCTGCGTCTTCACAGTCTCGCTGTACTTGCGCTGGAGATTCTTGAGTTCGGCCATAATGTCAATATCATCGCCGTCCTGATAGCGCTGGTTCACAGCCGCTACCTCGCCGGAGTATGCCAGCTCAGCCAGCATACGCACAGTGCCAGCTACATCGGCATCGGACACCTTCTGAACCTGCGACACGAGCAACCTCATGGTAGCCATGTCTTCGGGCGTCAGGTGAGTTCCACGGAGGGACAACATCGTGTTGAAGCTGCTCCATGATACCTCTGCATCTTCCGGGTATGTGCTCCAGTACAGAGCTACCCATCCGAGCATCGAGTTGGTGTCCGGTGCCATCATGCTGCCCGGAATACTTTTGCGAAGGCGGTCGAACACCTTCTTGTTACACATAGCACGGATAATCAACGCATCCAAGTTAAAGCCTCCAATATCTCTTGCATCTGTAAATCTTTCGGGTCTTTTCCTTCGACTGCGAAAGTACCCACGCGAATCGGGAACGCTTTCAAGTCACGCTTGATTCGCTTCACGCCATCGTACCCGGCGTCGTCTCCGTCCAGCATCAGCAGGACGGGCCATTCATTCTGGATAATCATCAGCTTCAAGCGAGCGTCTAACCGAGTACCCAGAATAGAAACACATAGAATATCACCACTGCCAAAATGGTTCGCAGCATGGGCCACCTTCTTAGCGGATAATAAGTCTTCTGTCAATATGATGCCCCGTATGGGCTGCTTCTTCGGCGCTATATACGCGAACGACGACTTCCCGCCGTACTGAATCCACTTTGGATTCTGCCATGTCGTCATTGCACGCCCAAGGGATAGTCCAGATGATACCGGAAACACCAGACGTTGGGCTGTATCTGACCATTGTAAATCCTCAACCATATCGGGCATGATGCCCTTAGTTGCCAATAACGCATATGCGCTCTGTTGTACTGACTGTCTCGCGTCAGCAATGTTGATTACGTCTGCTGGTGCAGGCTGCACACGCGGCTCGCTGGTGACCCGCGCCTGCTGCACGAACTGCTTGCGCTCCTTCGGAGACGACTTGCAGCGGTGGCAATACATTTCCCATGCGTCGGGTTTGTTGAATATCACCGCTGCTTTAGTCGCGCCGCAGCAACGGAATCGCTCAACGCCACCTACAGGTAATCGCTTTGCTGCCCTAAGCCACGGCGCGTCCATCATTGTGTAATGTCTCCCACGGTTTTGATACGGTAGATGCTGTTGCGTGTCTTCACGAACACACCGCCGTCACGGACAATCACCGACTCCACTGTGCTGGTGTTGACGCGAGTACCATCCACGAATGGATGGTTGCCGTGCGTGGCGGTGTCACCAAACAGGTGGCCTTCCAGTCGCCCACCCGCACTGATGAATGAACCATTGCGGACAACCAGTGTACCAGTAATCTGTGCATCATTCACTAAAATCATTCTGCCTCCCGGCGTTCAAGTTCCATTGCCATACGAATCAGGTCATGTGCCATTGCACGAGCTGTCTCGACCGATACCCGCACACGCTGTCCAGAAGCGTTTGTGCCGATACTGATTGAGGTATGCTCCAGACGGATGCTTGCCGTCCGGCGTCCTGTTGTGGACACATACAGCTCGCTGATTGGTGCAGGCGGCAGCTCGTCCACTACATAGGGCTGCGGAGCCACAGCAGGTAGACGCGGTAGGCGGTATGCTTTCTCCCAGCCTTTGTGCGTCTTGTTGGTATACATACGCGGAGAGGTCGATGTAATGTTCTGGAACTGCGCACCGTTCTCCTGCTTCAATGACTCCTCCCAATACCAGTAGCCATTGGACAAGGCCACGAAGTTAGCCCATGCTGGTGCCTCATAGCCGTTGAAGCTGCGTTTGTTTAAGTCTTCCATTGTACCTCCTACAGGTTCTTTTCGTCGTGCATACGGTTGAATTGTGGATGGCGATAACCACCCTGCGTGTCACGTTCCATGTAAGTGGCAGTCACCCACTGGCCCCGGTACTGCTCAAAGTTCTGCGTGAAGTCCACGCGCTCTGCATCAGTCATGCCGGAGATAGTGAAGTTGCTGCCGTCCTCAGCTTCACAGATGAGGCTTCCGATGAGGCCAAAGAACTTGCCCTTACCCTCGGTCTTGCCGATGATACGCCCATCAATCTCATCGTTGGGCTTGAGCTTCATCCAGCTATCCGGGCAACGCTTCGGCTCCCACTTGTGGTCATAGCGTTTGACCATTAACCCTTCATGGCCCAGCTCACGCGCCGTGGCGAACACTTCATTCACCTGCTGCACCGCTCGCTCAATCCCATCCTGCAAGTCCTGACGGACCGTGACAACCTCAGTCTCCGGCACCGCCGTGAACTCTGGGAAGTTGTTATGCAGTAGCGCCATGTCGATGCGCCGTGTCAGGAATGCCATAGGTGATTCTGGTAGGTCGTAGAACCAGAAGCGTGCCTTCAATGGTCCGGTGTAGTGTGCCGGGTCCGACTTCTTCTTACCAGCGATAACCTGTTCACTATAGCCAGTCAGGTCATACGGCTTCGTGCTGGCACGTACCGTGCGCCGGGTCAGGTCAAAGCTATCGTTGACGCACACACCCATGTCGAAGCGGTTGGTCCCGTAGAAGTGGGACATTTCGATGAACAGCGCGGAGAAGCAATCCAGATTGTACAGAGGTTTGCCGCTGGCGCTGGTGAATGAGACTGACGGCTCATGCTTTGCCATCCAGTTAATGTCCACCACACAGCGGAACTCATCCCGCTTAATCTGGAGAACGACAGCGCCATCCTCCTTCAACCACTTGCGGAGACGCTTCTCTGTGAAGCTGTCGCCCTTCATGACCTTCAAACTACCCATTATGGATACTCCACGTTGATGGTGCCGTCACCCGGCTGTGCGTCTGGTGTGTAGAAGCCATAGAACTGCATCTGCAACGCACGCTCCTGCTTCTCCAGCTCACGCTTGAACAAGCCCAGACGCTGCGCACCTGTCTTGGTCCGGCAATGTCCGCACTGCAAATCCCATTCGCTGCGATGGCCTTTGCCACAGCTGCACACCTTACTCATTCGTTTATAACCCATCGGCTACCTCGCATACCATGATTGAATTTGTTCTGCTTGTGCATAGCGCACGGCCCTGCGGATGAACCGTGCCTTCGTTGCTTCATAACCGATAGCTCGCAGGTCTGCAATACAATCGGGATACCCTATGGCTTCCAGCATTTCAATAGCTTTGGCCGAATCAAAGTGGCGTACTACTTCCACCAGCTCCAGACCCTCGCGGGTCCGGCGCTTCACTGTGCTGCGACGGAAGGGCAGCAGTTTATGCAGCCCGCCGTCCATGTCCATCAGCCGTGGCGCATTCAGTCCGGGGTCGCGCTGCGCCTCCAGACAATCCCACAGCACCTCGGCTGACGCCTGTTGATTCTCAACCCTACTCAGACGCCAGCCCATATTATTCATGCTCCCATGTTTTCTCAATGCCAAAGCGTCGGCAGTAACCATCCAGTGACATACCCACGCGCCATGCCTTGCGGCAATACATTGCTTTCAACTCTGCCTGCACTGCATCAGCATTACACTCTACAGCGGCCCGGCTGCGCATCAGCACCAGCTCAGGATTACCCATTACTTTACTCTCCAATGTCGTGCCACCGTAGCACACCAAGCGTGCCGGGCAGCGTTGATACGGCCTTGCTGGTCAAAGCGAAGGCGAAATTGATAGATGCGCCAGAAGTCTGCTACTGCTCTTGCCATTGCGGTTCACTCCCAACAGAGATAAAGCCAGCGTCCTGTCGTACCTCACGAACATAATAGTGACTCTGCTTCCACGTTGCACCACGGTCGCAGCTGTACTCTGCATTACTATCTGGGTCGGCACCTGCCGCTACACGCCAGCGCCACGGGTCGTGCAGCGTGTCCGTGTAGTCACGGTAGTACGTGTAAGCTGGCTGCGTTGCCGTGCGGATAACGTCTGCTGTCTCCGGCTTAGCCGGGTCCAACTGGCCGAACAACTTGAGCCGCATAGCGAATGACTCAGACTGTGCGTAGTCCTCAAATGGACCAATGCGCAGGCCGTTCGGCTGGAGAATCCAGTAACCCAGCGCATCGAATGTACCTTGTGCATACAGGACGAAAGGGAATACCGGGCCAGCACTATGGCCTCGGATACCTCCGTTGTCTGCCAGATGGCCGGAGGTTGCAGCTACACCGTGTGTCATTTGTACTCCTTACGGATTTCAGTTTGAATACGTGACAGCTCGTAGTCATAGGACACATACGACTCATCATATTTGAAGACGGTCACCACTAAGCGGTTGTCCCGGATGGCGCAGGTAATCTTGCCTACCAAATCATTGACGCCGAACGTAGTGCGGTTGCCCTTATACTCAAAGGATACGGACACTAAGCGGCGGCGGTCACACTCAACACCACGGTAAGTGCGCAGCCCCAGACCAGCCCATGCCGGTAGCTTCATGTGTTCGGCACGCTCAGCACTACGCATAGAGCGGTTGGCTGACTCCTCACCCTCAGCGTAACCAATACGACGCCCGGCAATCTCACCTTCTAAACGGCCAGCACGCTTTGCGTCTTCAATCATATCTTGCAGGTCTTTCGACTTGAGCCACATTACTTGGCCTCCTTCTGGTAGTTGGTTTCAACACTGATTACTGTACCCTGTGGAATATGCAGCGCATTCAACACACCATCATCCCGCATGGCATAGACACGGAACGTGCCACCAGCACCACCCGCCCAGCGGATACGGATGCTTGTTACCTTTGGCCCACCCCATGCACTACCAGTGATTGGACAGTTGATGGTGCGGCTTGCCTCCAGCTCCTCACCAGTTGCGCTCCGGTACTTTACTACTACGCTTTGAATCTGTTTCATACTTGCCTCTGTTCAAGTGGTAACGTGGATGCGCCCCGCAGGACGCATCACCGAATCACTCAATCACTTCAATGCTGCCGCCGTCTACACCTGCGATAAACTGGCCATCAGCGGTAAAGCTGAAATCGTACTGTACGCCTGTATCAGCGTCGCTATACAGCGGGTCAACCTCACGGTCCAGCTGGCCGTCATCTGCCTTCACCAGCACTGGATATGGACGCTCAGGATACACAGCTACCACTACGCCAGTGCATTCGAGCAGGTTGATACTGTCGTCAGCGTCTTTGAGTACAGTCTTTACTTTCTGATTGACTTCAAACATTAGCGCAATACCTCTTTAATCTGTTTGGCTTTGGCAGATGCAGCAGCTGCATTCGCTACATGGTTGTCGATTTCCGCATCGTGCTGTTCCAGCACTTGCCCCAGCTCAGCCTGCTTGCCATGTGCTTTGGCCCGGAGCTTGCGAATATCCGCTTCCAGCACCTGTGAGATTTCATCAATCTCCTCAAGCAGCTCAGTACGGGTTGCGTCAACCTTCACAACGACATTGTGCAGACGTGCCGCCTCGCGGTCATACGCTTTGATGACCAGTGCAGCCAGTGCATTCACAATCTTAAACATGCTCATATTTTATCCTCGGTCTATAACGTGCATCACCATTGACGCACGCTTGTGGTTAACGCAAATTTGACGTGCTTGTGCAGCACGCCACGATTAGTGCAGAGTCGGGCTGGTAGGCTGCACGGTATCTACTTCGCCAGTCTGGAGATTGTGGCGCTCATAACCATCGGCCTGCATTTCCATAATAGGAAACTCATCCGAGATATACTGGATGCTCACGCCATCCTGCAATACACCCACGCCTTTGTCGCGGACCATGCTCTGTGCAAACACAGTGGCGATGATAGGGTTGCTACCCAGCTTAGCCTTGAGGTCTTCAATCTTCTCAGGGTTCAGCGATGCCGGAATCATTACAGGCTGCACGCCCTCGTCACCGGACAGTACGATGGTGCTGATAGAGCGCACGCCATCGGTGCCAGTAATGGTAGCCAGACGCATAGAAGTGGCAGGAGCAGAAACAACAGCGATTAACTTAGACATAATGTGTACCCTTTAGTTTGATTGGCATGATTGCCCTACTGCACCCGGCGAACCGGATGCAGACAGAAATCACGCGTCGTTGTTTGACAGCAAGACACGAGCCAGCTTGTCATCTTCTGCACGCTCAGACGTTTCCATCAAAGTGTACTCAAGGCGTGCCGCAATATCTTCCACGGTGCCTAAGTCGCCGTCTTCCAGCTGGCTTACATTGATGTAAAGGATGATAGCTGGCGCACCATCAAGCACAGTCAGTGGGCCACCCTCAGCATCAACCGAGCTGCCTTTGAGCTGGAATGCAGAGATACCCGGCACAATCATTGGTGAGTTGGTTACCAGATAGTCGCCTTCGTTGTCTTTGAATACGTTGATGGTTACGGTTGCGTTGTTGGTAGTAGTCATGGTGCGTTTCCTCTTGGGTTGGTTGACATGATTGTCACACTGCCACCCCGTAGAGTGGCAGTAGGCCATCACGCCTCAGCGGTACGAATCAGCTCG